GGGCGGCTGGCGCACCGAAGCTCTTGGCAAATTCTTTGACGGCAGCGAGCGCCGCGGTGTTGGCGGCGAGTTGCACGACTTCGTTTTGCGCGCTCATCATGGCGGGCTTGTCTTCTTTCGGAGCGAGAGCTGCTTCGAGCTTCGCGACTTTTTCATTCATGCTCATCATGGCAGATTGAATCATGCCCTCGATGGCCTGTTTCATGTCGTCATTCATGGTTGGTAATTTGATTTCGATTTCTGCTTCCGGCGACTCGCTGACATCGCTCTCAAGTTGGTTGAGTTTGCGCGCAAAAAATCCGCTAGGATTTGCGGCAGGTGTGCCTACAATATCCACGCTAAAAATTTCTGAGCACCGTTGCAAAGTGGTGAGCTTGTCGGCGCTCTTCTCGGACGGACCGGAAAACGCGATTGAAAGCCCGAACGTGTCCGGGATGCGCTCGGCGATCTCCAGGATGTACTCCCGATGCGGCGAAGTCTTAAGCAAGTGCAGGTCGCCGAGTAGCTTGTCGCCGCTGATACGCATCGTGTCGATAAATCCGACAATGTCGCCGGCGCCGCCGCTGTGATTTAGAACAACCTTAAGCCCGCCGGTATATTCTTCGGCGGCCGCTTTGACCTGCTCGAGGGTCTTGTCGTCAATCATGACGCCGTGACCGAGCGCCGGCCCTTTGGTGATCAGCGAGACGCCGCGGATGATGCCGGATTCGGCGTCGATGACGCCGGCCGAGGCTGAGAAAGTGATGACTTGTTCCATCGCTGATGCGATGGCCGTCAAAACCGATCAGCGCTTGACCTTCTTTTTCCTGACCTTCGGAGCGATTGCGACGACCGGCTTCTTCTTCGCCCCGATCCAAGGAGCGACGGCAAAGACGATTCCCAGGCCAGCCGCGACGCTGGCGAAGCGTTCAAAGGTCAGCAAAGCCGAGTCGGCGGCGTCTTTGTGCGTGCGCGAGACGGTGAGCTTGTCGAGCAAGAGCTTGTTAATAAGCGCGGTCATTGGCTCGATGACGCCATAAAGTTCTGCGGTCATGCTCGGCGAGTTCAGCGTTTCGATTTCGCCCTTATCGCACGCCTCGCGCGCTTTCTTCAAATAGGCTTTGACGAGTTTATGCTGGGCCACGAGTTCCGAAGGCTGACCAAACTCGGAGATCAGTCGCTCGGCTTCGCTCTCCAACTTGGTCAGCGAAGCGCAAAACTCTTTTCCGTCGATCAGTCCTTTGCTCGCCTTCGCCTGACCGTCCACAATCGCCAATCCGTAAATGTCGAAAAGCGGACTTAGCACGTTGCTCGTCAGCGAAAACTCTCGGTCGCTCGCCGCAATGTTCCCCGAAACCTTTTGCACCGTCATCACTCCGACGCCCGAAAAGCAGACGACGGTTGCGGCCAGCGCAGCGGTGATCAGCTTCGGGTTCATTTCTTCAAGAGCTTGCTCGGATTCTTGGAATACTTCTTTGCCAAATTTGTAATGCCGTCGATAATCTCAGGAGAGATGACGCCCGCAACGCCGTAGGTTATCGCCTTCACGAATGAGCTGACCTCGATTTGCTCGACGACGAACCACGCGATTGAGCTGACGATTGCGGCCATCACGATGCGCCGAATGGATTCCCAAACGTCGCCTTTGATTGGATTCGCCAGCAAACGCGCGGTCATTCCTGCGCCACCGATGACAGCCGTGAGCCATCCGGTTTCTTTCCAGAGGCGAGCAACCTCGATAAAGTCTTTGGGCTCCGTGCTCATTTCTTGCGGGTCATCCTATCGCCAAACCACCATCCGATGCAGTTGAACGCGCAGAACTGAATTTCATCAATCATGTCTGCTTGCTCGGAAACCGTGACGCGAAAGAAAACGATGGTCACGAGCACGAGGAGGAGCAGCGTGATGACTGGGCGAAAAAGCGTGATGGTGTTCGCAGCCCACGGCGAGATGTTGTCGGGAGGCGTGGCCGCTTGCTGACTAGCCGTGAACGCATCCCATTTCGCCTTGTCACTGGCAATCTCGGCCATGACTCGTGCCTCCTCTAGCTTACGCTTGTGCTCTTGGGCCGACTTGTAGTTATCGAAAAAGCCGTTGCCGATGCGGAGCAAGACACCGAGCGCACCGCCACCGAGAGCATTTGTGATAAGATCGAGCATGGCTTATACCTTCTTCGGATTCGTCAAACGACGGAAAATAAAATACGGAAGCCAGACCCACTTTTGCATTTTTATAATCTGCACGCTGGTATTCTCGATGCGCGGCATCTCAGCATCCCAGAGCTTCACGCGAATTGGCGAGCCATCCGGTGAGCAGCAATTCACGAGGCTTACGTTGCGCGTCGGCGCGCTACCTTTGACCCAGTAGTTGGAGTATTGGCCTAGTTCGACCGTACCAGAAACAACGCAATTCGAGAGGGTAAATCCGTCGATGCTACCTTTGACCGTGACCGAGCCTTGAATCGTGCAGGACTGAATCAGGTAATTGCTACCGCGCACGCAATCAATCGAGTCCTCACGGCTAGATGGAATCACTAGTCCAATAGCCGTTAGGTTGCTCACGTTTGAGCACTTAAACAAGTCGTCCCATTGCTTAGGATCGCTTGGAGCTTGCCAGTCCTCAGACGTAACCAGCTTGCCGTTGTCCGCAGGGCCAACGTAGCTGCGCCAGTTCGTGTCGGAAGTTCCGGCCATGTTACTCAGCTTTCTTCTCTTCTTTGGGCTTCAAGGCTTCGACGAGCACTTCCGCAGACTTGCGGATGATGTCGTGTTGCTCGGCTGGCAGAGGAGCGAGGCGGGCGGCGGCGTATAGGTTGTTGAGGGCTTGTTCGGTTGTCATGTTATTTTGCTTCGAGTGCAGCCAAACGTTGAGACAATGCCGCGACTTGGGCAACTAGATTTGCGTTCAGCTCTTTCATAGCATTAACCAAAGCAGCCATAACTGGGCGGTCAGAGAATGACAACATTCCATCAGCATTTTCACCGATAGCTTCTGGAATTAACGACTGAACTTGCTGCGCTGAAAAACCAGCATAGTCATCGCGGGTTTGGTCTAATCCGCTTTCCTCGGTGTAACCGTGAAGGATCGGATTGATGGCAAGAATCTCAGCAAGACCGCGAGAGAATGGGCGGATGTTTTTCTTTATGCGTTCATCCGATGCCGCAGTAATGTTTCCAGAAGCATCCGTGGTGAGCGCACCAGCGCCGTAGGTATTAAACCTTACGGCGCCGCTTGCTGTTAAAGTAATCGCCGTACTACTAGCAACTGCACCACTTGCGGCTATTTTAAATTTTCCTGAATCAGATCGGTCAACACCAAAAGCCCAATCTTGTTGACCAACGGTGGTCATGCCAATCTGCACATTGCCAGAAGATGAGTTAGCCATGCGCTGCTTTACATCTACACCGCTACGAGTGATGTCTAATGCAAAACCCGCGTTTGGCGCTGCACCAATGCCGACATCACCCGTCGCGCTCAACGCGCCTGTAACAGCGAGTCCGGTGGAGGAGAAGGTGCCAACGGTTGTGCCATTTGGAACCTGAAAATTTACTGAAGTTGCTCCTTTAATAAAAAGGTTAGTTCCGTTGCCTCCAATAATTGTTGTGCCGCTTATGCGATAACCATTATCCGCCGCAGTTGAGTTAAAATAGTCACCAGCAGTAACAATTCCCGTCGCGCTCAACGCTCCCGTCACGGCAAGGCCGGTGGTTGTAAGACTAGCATATTTTACCGCATTAACGTAAAAACCCAGTGGGTGATTACTTGTCGTTCCAAAAAGTCCTTCCCCAGAACCAATAGTGCTTGCGGCTTGAACGAATACGCTTGGCCCTGTTGTCGCCGTCGTGTCTTGCACGGAAAGCAAAGGATTGCTCGCATTGGAAAGCGTGATGCCACTATTGGCATTGACCGTCGTAGCCGCCACAGTGCTCCTTGTCGTCGCGCCCACCGTGCCGTTGATGTTGATGGAGGCCGTGCCTGTTAGGTTTGTCACCGTGCCGCTTGTAGGCGTGCCCAGCGCACCGTTAAACAACACCGGAGCACCCGCGCTGCCAGTATTAACCGCCAGTGCCGTAGCGATGCCCGTGCCGAGACCCGAGACGCCCGTGCTGATGGGCAGACCCGTGCAGCTCGATAGCGTGCCGCTGGAGGGCGTGCCGAGGATTGGCGTGACTAGCGTAGGACTTGTAGCAAACACCGCCGCGCCGCTGCCCGTTTCATCCGTGAGAGCAGCCGAGAGATTGGCCGACGAAAACGAGCCGAGCGAGGTGGCGTTGCCAACTGAGGTGATTGCGCCAGTGAGATTGGCATTTGTCGCGTCATTACCGTTCAGCTTTTGAATAGCTTGCAGAATACTATCGGTGGCCGCTACTGTGCCCGCGCCACTAACGTAGCCAGTGAGCACTTTAGCAATGACTGGAGCATTGGTTAGCGTCGTTGCATTACCAACACTCGTTACATCGCCCGTTAGATTGGCGTTTGTAACTACCGTAGCCGCAAATGAGCCTGTACCGCTACCTGTGACGCCGCCTGTAAGGGTGATGGTCTGATCGCCCGTGTTCGTGCCGCTGAGATTGCTACCAGTCACTGCACCAGTGGCTGCAATTGTGCTGCTTGCCGTAACCGTTGTGAAGGCACCCGTAGATGGGCTAGAAGCCCCAATAGCCGTGTTTGTAAGGCCAACAGACGAATAGTCCGTGCTCGCCCCAACAACGGCTCCTGTGCGACCAAATACGCTGCTAACAGCGTCCGTCAAATCAACCTTCTCCCAAGCCGTACCGTTGCTGATAATCCAGTCGCCGATGGCAAAAGTAATGCCAAACTGCGTGCCAGCCGCGCTTACAACGTAGTAGTCGCCCTTGCTTGTAGCCGCAGGAGGATCAACAAGCGTAGGAGAGTTAGCAGCCGCACTCCATGTCCCTTTGTAATTGACCTGTCCGGCAGTTAAAAGGGGCGGGGAATAATTGGTGATTTGGTCGAATAGTCCGGACATTTTAGAGGTAGTTGAGTTCGCTAATCGTGAAGACGCCAGAACCGCTGACAGCAATTACTTTGGTGGATTCAGCCCACGTACGGCTCCAAATGCCGCTATTACCATCCTTCATGATGTGACCATCAGAAGCAGTGGGGGTTGTACCATCAATGGTAAAACGCATATCCGCGCCAGCTAACGTCCAATAGACATGGCTTGTGTTAGCAGCTAGGGCCGCGCCAATGAAGTTGGCCGCAGTAGAAGAAACGGTGAGGTTGCGATGGGTTGTGCCAGACTGAGCAATCACCTGCATCGGGCCATTAACTACTTTTGCGTTAGACATATTAGTTGGTAAATTGACTGATGGTTACTTGGGCGGAAGTACCTGCATGGCGTAGGAGCTTGGCCGCAATAGCAGCATCCTTGCTCCACCAGCCATACCAACCATTAGTAAGAACATGACCATTGGAAGCCGTAGGTGTCGTGCCGTCAAACGTAACAATCACCGCAGCGGCGTGCACCGTAACAAAGAACGCATTGGTCTTGAAGTCAAAGGTGGCTGGGTCAAATTGTACGGCTGTTGCAGCTACGGCCAAATTTTGGCTGGCGGCTGTACCATTGGGTTTAGGATAGAGATTAACAACAAAGCTATTCATCGGCGGAAGGAGCGGGAATTATGGGTTGAGATACGATGGGCCATCATACCAGTTGCGCGGGAAACATCAGTCTTTTGAAGTTGGTCATCAAGAATGCCTTTTGCGATGTTTTCTTCCGCAATTGCTTTCTCGTTTTGACCATCTTGGCGAAGGTAATCTGCATAGACAGCATGGGCCAAATGGTCAAGCCATTCACCAGGAATGTTCGTGCTAGCATTGGTATATGGGCCGTCCCAAACCATCTTGTAGGTAACGTAGGTGTTAGTAGAAGGGGCCGTATCACCGACTAGGTGAGCGCCGTCAGCATTGACGTAATACTCAAGCTCAACCGCAGAATAGAGGTAGAACGGCTGGTAGGTCTTGTGTATGCGAAGAAACGTATCAATGTCGGATTTGCCCGCTTGGGTGAAGGGAACGATGTTGCTGTTAAGCGTGGCTGTTCCTGTTCCCGTGCCTGCGCCTGTGGCTACAAAGACCACTCCAACTGTGTTAGAGGCCGCGCCAATAGAAACAAAGTTGGTGTTTCCTGCCGTAAGAATGGTGTAAGTTGTTCCAACAACAAACGATCCAGCATTCACTGTGGTTGTGTATAGGCTACGAAGCTCACCCGCAACGAGGTAGCGGGGCCAATAGTCTGTTGCTTCATAGGCCATGTTTGCCCTACGATTGAGCAAATGGACGAAGTATGTAAGTTGATCGGCGCTAGGAGTAAATACACCCGAAAGCCCTTTAACCCTATTGAGAAAGTCTGTGTATGTTGCGTTAGCCATTAGATTTTATTGGGACTGAGGTGGGGGAAGCGTTTCTGATAGTCTTTCATAAAGCCACGGTCACGCATGGCTTCTGCGCCGTATTTATTACGCATATTGAACCATTCCCATGCTGGAGTGACGGCTACACACCGAAGGCTCTTAAAGGCGTCTTTCTGGGCGTTCTTGATCTTGTTAGCGTGCTGGGCGCAAATCTTCTCGCGCTCGTTCTCCCACGCTTCCTTCAACTTAACGCCATAACGCAGCTCATTCAACAATGCTCGGTCGGCATCGCCGTTAGAACTCCGAGGCAATTTGGTAATAATTTCCATAAAAAAGGCTTGCGCGGATTATACCACACAAGCCTTGGGGGGGTTGGT